AGTACTCAAGCCCTATTTTTTCGGCATCGTTAGCGATTATGATTATTGTTTTGTAATCGACCGGCTCACTGAATTGGCCTTGCTTTTGAACCATTCCGAAAGCTGTAGCATTCACATTTTGATTACGAACGAAGCGAGAATAAACAAGATAACCCATAGCCTTTTTTAAGCCCTCGCAATGCCTATTGTCTTCATCATAGAAGCAACCATTTAAAAGGTTAGTGATTGCCTCTGTCAACACTACTGGATTTGGATCCTTGATGCTTTCAGAGATAGCAGTCTCAATTACTTTGAATTGCTTAGCTCCTAACTTTGGAATGAGAAAGAGATTTTCGCACTCCTCGATATAAGGAATCAATCTTTTTTCATCGTTCACGTTTTCAGCTATTGGGCGAACGGATCTAATGTCTTGCGGTGTAATTATCATACTGCTGGAATTATTGGAATTAAACTGTTTGACTCATCTTCTGAAAGTCCGAAAAGCGTTTTTGCAATACTTCTTTTTAAATCAGGAGTGATCGCAGAATCATTTATGATTTTCATAAACTCAGTCAATTGTTTTTCCCCCAATCTATCTGCTAGTGTCATTTCGACTTCATAAGAAAGTGGAGTGACTGAGTAATTACCGCTAGTAGGTTCAAACCAATGTTGGAAAATAGTTGCGAATACTCTCTCTACTGCCAGTCTTTCATTTTCAGTTACTGAGTTGTAGTAATTGTAAGCGTTAAGCATTAAATCAGCTCCGAAATTAGCTCCTACATTCTCTGCTCTCAAGATAGGGGGCTGATTAAATGACTTGCCTATGTTAGACTGAGAGCTTGCAAGAGTAACATTGAACTCCTTATCATAGTTATTGCCCTTGAAAGAAGTAAATACTGGCGCTGTCTCTCCAGTTCCGATAGTTATATACATGATTTTACATGCATTCTCATCGCCTTGAAATGATTTAAGAGCTACCTCTGTAGCCGTTTTCTCATCCTCTCTACTTTCTCCTTTAGATAACCGCCTTTCGTCCTCTGATTCGCTATCTCCTGGTTCTGTATTAGCTGCACTTTCATTATCGTCAACCGTATCAATCAGCATTCCGGCTGTTAGAAAATTATTGCGAGCATTACGATTTGATACGTTAGAGATTCCCTCCTCTGTATTCATATCTGTTAGAATAGAATCAAATATTGGAAGAGGGTAAACTCTTTCTCCCTCATTTGAGAAGTAAAGAATTTGACCTTTGTAGTTATCCCATCCTTTGGCTTCATCTACTTGCTCTTTTATTTCTTCCGGATCCGGATTAAAAAAGTCGACAAACTTAATATCGTCCTTTTTCCACTTGCGCAAATTTAAAAACCGTCTCCCCCAATCAGGGTGTATGGCTAACTTGTCAAAATAACCTGAATCCGGATCAAGTGCTTTAAATCGTAATTGCTCAAATGGGATGTGCTGAAGTTCGCAAATTTGAAAGTTTGCATTATAATTTACATGAATAGCGAACCCCCCAAACTCTGCAAAATCTTTTGATATCTGATCAGAAATGTAGTCGTTTGTATGACCAAAGCGATTTACTATTTTTTTGTACAGATCGACATCCTCGAAGCCTTTTCCACTGATGAATTTTGCATATACACCAACGCAAGCCTTACCGGTTCCTGAAGCGTTGACTATTTCCATAACCTGTTGAGGGTAGTCGTTCGAGTTTCCGTAAGATTGAATCCCTAGGCCTTTATCATTCCTGAGTGCAAATCTATTATCTCTCTTAAGTGTAGTTGCTTTCATGGTAAAAATTTAGAGCCTAATGAGGGACTCGAACCCCGACCTATTCATTACAAATGAACCGCTCTACCAACTGAGCTAATTAGGCATTAAGGTCTGTACATAAATAGCACAGACCTTTGTTTTAAACTTGCGTTTCGGTGTTTTCTAAGTCTTCAGTTTCTGAAGTGCCGACATTAGTTTCTGAATTCTCAGTCGATGCGTCTGAGGCTGGAGGAATAGCTAAAAAGATAGCATCAGCACGTTTGATGAAAGCGTCTAACGAACGTTGAGTTAGTTTTACCGAACCTACATTTTCAACATTTTTGAATGTTGATTTAATGTTTGTTTTTGTGACGTTATTTTTCAAAAGGGTTACGATCTGAGAAACAAAGTTTTCTTCAACTTCTTTCTGAAGTTCTAAGGCGGAGGCCTTTTCTTCATCTGAAAGCTCATCACCGGGCAAAACATAAGCAGCTATCAACTCATCTACGTTTTCTGGCAGTTCTTGAAAGTACTTACGACATCCGGGATTTGTTTTCAAATGGTACAAAGCTAAATCATCTGTGATATTAGCATTCGAGCAAAGAAGATCGTTATCCTGGTTGATGACATCATGCAATAATGCACCTGCCAAAAGCAAAAAGAGACATTTAATTTTTTCCATTACAGTGTCAATATTTAAAGATTTCAATTGAATATAAGCATCGAAGTAACAGTTACTACATCCGCTTACTGATTTGTGAAAGATTGCTTTGCTTAAGAACTCGATTTCATTTCGCAATGCAAGATTTGTTTTTAAAGAGGTAATCAGTTCACTGGGATTAGCAAACTGATTACTTTCTTCTTGTAGTTTTTTTAGCCTACTGATCATGCGACTAATGCAGCCAACATAGCCTCAGTAGTTGTCAAGTCGTCTATGAATACTGATTTTGGAAGAGAGGTTTCTTTCGATTTAGCTCCTGATCCAATTTTCAATTCATAAACTACTTTGTCTGCCATTGCAGTACTTGACTTCATTTCCATAAGTTCAAGACCGGCATCCCATCCGTAAGCTTCGTACTTCACTTCACCGGCTGCACCAATTTCTTTGTTGTCGACAACGGCAACTACGCGGGCCAATTTCATTTTGTTGACAAACTTCTTACCGGCTTCTGTTTTTGCAAACACGCGAAGCATGAGACTATGATCAAAATCTGAAATGTATGTGCCTTTTGCAAGTGAGCTATCTCCATCTACTGAGTTATCTACAGTTTCGAAATCATAAGCCTTTTTACCAGCTTTAAGAACGATGGCTGTGATTACCCCATCTACAATAGTAGATAAGTCCCTGTTGATATCTGAGTAGCTAATCAAGCGAACTTTTCCGCCTGTTCCGGCTACAGATGCTTTGTCGCAATTCACTGCAACTAATCCTGATGTGATTTCTGAACAATCCATAATTTTCTCCTTTCTTTAATTCCTCTCCAAAAAGCGAGACTAAACAATCAAGTTAGCCCGCTTTAAGGATCAGATTTTTTTGTTAGATTGCTAATTGAAAAAATGCAGGATTCAGAATCTTAGCATCCGCTTTTCCCATTGCTTCGGTTTTCACCTTGCGTTGGTCATCGTTGTACCAAACTTTCATATCTCCAAATGAGCTGATTGAATCAACACCAACGGCTAACAAGTCTTTCGAAATGAACAAAGCACGGTGAGGGTTATTCAATTTTGCACCTGTATCGTAAAACTCTCCGATCATGGCATCCCAGGTTGGAACTGGGAACAATGGAATACCGCCAATTTTCAGAACTTTCACGCCCTCAGTCAAATTTGTGTACATTGACTCAATTACCGTTCCCTGTAGAGATTGCTCGTAAGCATCATATACGGTTTGAGTGCAAAGGATCATTGCAGTTTTTGAATTACGTGTCTGAAGAGGAGCTTTATATCTCAATCCTTGCAAAGCAGTTTTTGCACTTGCCGGAGCAAGTTCTTGAAGTGTATAGGTAGCTGCTGCGTTCTCAGCAATAGCCACTTTTTGTTTAGGATTAGCGGTGATTTGCAAAAGCAATTGTTTCCAGAAGCCATCAATCATGGTGAAGTACTTCTTATCAATCCCGGCTGTCAATTTACCACCATTGGCGATATTATCCTCAGCGGTATCGTTGAACCAAAACAAACGGATAATGAAATCCTTTACCGATGTTGCCAAAGCTTCAAGGATAATATTCATGTAATCGCTTGATGTGAAGTCGTTGTAAGAAGTTCCAGTTTTCATGCTGTAAACAGCTGCTGTTGCTTCAATATCGACACGTTTTTGGTGGATAAGGATTTCCCAACCTTTAGGAGTCCATTTGATTTTGCGCGTACTGATAGAGTAGGCTTGTGCTACTGGATCACCATCGCCAGTTTGCTGAGCTACCCCAACTAAACCGCCTTTACCAATGAACCCAATTTCTTTGTCATACTCAATTCCCTCGAAAATTGTGTGTATCAAAGAAACTTCAGGAGCTTGAATCACTTCGTCCCATAGCAACTCCTTTACGGCTCTGATTTCTTCAGCGCTAAAGGTAAATTTTGTAAAATCTAATACTGGTGTTGCCATTATTTCTTTCCTCCTTGCATTACGGCACGTTTTTCGCGAGCCTCGTTTTTCAATTCTTCAGCCGTTAGGGCTTTTGTATTTTGCTTTCCAGGAACGCGGGTTCTAGGAGTTGCCACGAAATTGCTTGTAACGTGTTTATTCAGCTCGTTACTCATTTCAGTGATCAGGTTTTGAGCGTTAAGCAATTCATCTTTCAATGATTGATTTTCGGCTACAAGGTTTTCCACTTCGGTTGCATCGGCTTGCGGCTCTGTGATTTCTGTCACA